AGGGCTTGAATTTATATTATTTGATAAAGTTGTATAACAAGTAACTGTCCTGTCTCTATCATCGCAAGCAGTTATATCAGGTGTTATCTTTCTGCAATTTTCAGGTAATGACTTTTGAAGTGAAAAAGAAGCATAGCAGTTTGTTGAATATAGAATGAATCCAGCTATCAATATAATTCTCATAATTTCTCCTTTTAATTAATACAAACTGCGTTTATCTCATTTATTCCCCATTCTTCTGGATCTTCCCCATACTCTTCCTCAAGCTCTTTCTTGGAGGTAAAATATCCACCATCTTCCTCATCAAAACAACCCACTGCAAGCCCTACATATACCTCATTAAAACCATTACCCTCATCGTCTTTTGAAGATATTACAGTAAGATCCAATGCTTCCGGATTATCCTTTGCAAATTTATTTAGATTTTCTATGTATTCTTTTAGTTTCATGATATTTGGGTTAGGATTAATTGGTTTTAAAAGGTATATAGCAGTGCACCTCCTGGTCGAACCCGAATCTACACACCACTATATACCATAAGTAACAATATCCCCTCAATCCCCCAAGTCAAGAAAAAGATTATAAAATTATATGATTGTTTGATTTATTAATATTAGGGTTTAATATAGGCTTTTTAGTTAATTGAACAATAAGGAAAGTGATAATTACAAACAATAAACGACATATAGCTTATTTAGGAGTCGTGGTAGTTATATTAATCTTAACATTTTTACTTATGGGAATGTGTGGCTTAGTGACTATTATAATATCAACGTTAGTAGGTTCTTCTATATTTATTACAATTCTAATTATAATTACTTGGATATTCCCCGATAAATATTAATAACAAATGAATATTAAAACACTTCTAACTGACAATAATTTTTATTATTGGCATGGTATTAAACTCACGCCCGAACTAGCTCCCTATAAAGCTAATATATTCAAAGAGGTTTGTGGTGATAATCCAACCAAATGCAGGAGGGTTAATGAAATTTGTATTGTAGTTGATACTTATCAAGTTAGCTGTGGATATGGGAGTGAGAATCGCCTTGAAGAGGTGAATAAAGTAATTAATTTTAAGAATGATTATGAAAGAGATCGCTTTTATGAAAATTTTATGATGATAATTGATGAGTTTAAGAATGGTAGATTAACTAGAAAATATCCGACTCCTATTTGCCTGTATGATGAATCTTGGGAAGAAGTTTATAAGGAAAATATATATAGCCAAGTATGTTGGGAGTTAGTTAAAGATAAGTTATCTCCACCGTAGGAGAAATTAAGACCGAAGCCAATATCTACAAGGGTTTATGTTTTCGTCTTTTATATTGAAAATCCAGTATTTGTAATAATTCTATTGCCTATATAATCATCTAATCCATATCGTTCAGCATCTATTCCATGATCCCAGCCAGCCTTATCATTTACTATAGGCAATACTTGTTTTGTATTTTTATCTATTTTGTAAGAATAATTTTGGTGCTCTTCTAAAATAGTTTGCTTTTCTCCTACTTTTTTTGCACAGCGCGTATGAATATATATTTTACGAAAACTTTTTAAATATTCAATACCATCATCGACACATCCAGTCCATTTCTTAGCAGCTACAATATTAAAGCCCTGTCTTCTTAGATTTGATATAGTTTCAGGTCTTGAATTATCAGCTTTAATCCTCCATTTTCTTGATTCTGGTACTTTATCAAATAATTTTTTACCTAAAAAATCAATTTCTATATGATAGCCATATTCAGCATAATCAATCCATAAGCAATCATCTTTGATAAACATTCTCACCAATACACTTGGATCATTAGCAAAGCCCCAATCTGCACCAAAAAAGAATCGTGATTGATATAATTCATTAACTGGCGGTGTTTCAAAATCCCTTACTTCGTATTTACCGCTAAATATTATCTCTTCAGGATTCTGAACTGGTAAACCTCCGTATTCATGCTGATATGCTTCAAAGTTATTTATTTTTAGTCTTTCGGCATCTTTAAAAAATTTGCTGCCAAGCCATGACTCAGGAACATCTTTATAATGTGAATGATGAATTGACCTATCGGGGTCATTATATTTTATCTCTTTGTATAACCAGTGATTAGGATTCCTAGGAGGGTTATAAGTAAACAGGATAATAAACTTCTCACCTCCTCTTAAAACCGACTGTCTTACACTCCTAATCTCTTCTATCCCCGAATACTCCTCTCCCTCCTCAAACCAAACCAACTTAAAATAGCCTTTTTCTGGTCTAATTGATTTTAACTTAGTTGGCTCATCAAGTCCTTTCATTATTATTTGTTGACCTGTAGGCAGATAAGTTATTTCGGGAGGTGATTTCGTGTGATCAAATTGATTTGATAAGTTTAATTTATCTATTGCGAATAATAGAGTAGTTAATGTTGATGTTCTTATGGTATTGGCTGTTTTTCTGAAAACTATAGAATTAGCTTTAGGATCGCTTACAATGCCTAATATTATTTGTTGTGCTGCAAAGGTTGATTTAGTACTACCTCTACCGCCCTTTAGCCAAAAATCTGAATATCTTTCTTTTTTAATATCACAATGAATTTGATGAAAATTTGGAGATATTTCTTGTTCAAGATCCATTCATTAAGCTTTTTTATCTACAATATTATCAATAATAATGACAGGAGCTAGATCTTTTCCATCCTTACCTGTGTTTTCAGTCCTCAAACTAAATCCGTCATCCTTCCCTTTCCGTTCAGCATACCATCTTATCGTTGTTGGATCGCCGGATTTTATAAGCTTATTAATAGCAATTATACTTGCTAAATAAGGTTTTCTTCTTAACCCCTCTATTTTGTCACTATACTCCGGATTTTTCTTTATATATTCATAGTAAACTTTTGTTGAGACATCTGCTAAATTGCAAGAATCAGTAACATTAAAGCCTTGCATGAAAGCACTCTCTAGTTTAGTGACGCATTCCGGTGTCATTTTTGTAGGTCTGCCACCTTTATTTTTTGGTTTTTTATTCTCGTTATTTGCCATTATTCTCTTCTATTATTTTATTTAAACAATCCTCATATTCAGCAATAATTACTGAAGATTCATAATTAGGATAGCTTAATTTACCATTAGTAATTTCACAATAAACCTTAGATACATTATCCAATATAAATTTAATAGTTTCTAAATCATAGCCTACTTCATCAAGTAAATACTTATCTATTGCTTTTGTGTTTAATTTATTTGCCATATTCTTTATTAACTTTATTTACAACCTCTTGTATTTCAAGTTGAAATTCAGGACTATCAAGCTTAGTAAGTGTAACCTTAAAACGAAACTCTTCCCAAAAATCTTGCCATTCCCATATATTATGATAAAGTCCAATATAAACATCAGCGTCAACATCAGCGTCACAACCATAAGATACAAAAGCAACTAATGCACCTCCTATGCAAGAACCTGTGTCTTTATTTTCAATCTCAATCCATTTGTCTAATTCTTTGACTAGTATCTTCATTTCTTTAAAAGATTGCTTCATTGAATATTTTTTTGAATCTCTTCCTTCAAAATACTGAATGAACTGTTCTTTTGAAAACACTATCTTGTTACATTCAGCTCTTCCTTCTTTTTTTAATTGTTCTCTAAGATGACTAAGAAATTCTAAAAAATCTATCCCTTTGGGAGATACATTTTTAATTATGTATTTTATTGCTTCATCTTGTAAGTTTTTTTTAAGATGTTCATCAAGCTTCTTACTTTCAGCAGGAGATACAGTTTTACATTTTCTTTTCTTCCGCTTCTTAAATTTCTTCCATTCTTCCTTACTAAGATCACGCTCAAGAGACTTTTCTATAGTCTCCATCAAAGTTTTTAGAGGGTCTGCTTCTTTAGCCATTCAAAATCTCCTTTAATTGTTAATTCTACCCTCATCTTTAAGGGAGGGTAGAATAGTCATTATTCTAATAGCCTTCTGTAATTGTTCAATCTTCCACTCAATAAACTCATTAAATTTCTTTTCCAACCCAGCCATATAAATAGGGTCATTCTTCTTCATAGAATACCGGACTTGCATTTGAGACAAGCCCGCAAATTTACAGAAGTCTTGAAATTCTAAGCTATGTTTTTTTAATGTTTCCCTTATCATTAATTTAATTCAAAGCAATTTTTAAAGCTTCAAAACCAAAAAAATAGTTTTCTCTTTCCGCTATTTCTTGCAGCTCTTCAAGAGATAGAGCTTTGTGTGGCTTTTCATGAGATATAAATAATCTAGCTATCTCGACTTCTTTTGATAATTGAATTTCTGTTAGGTTTGTCATGTCTTTTTTAAATTGAATTAATAATTAATATCTATATATTATACATAGTAAGTTACTATGTCAACTTATTAATTTACTATGTCAACAAAAAAGAATAATTAATTTCTATTATATCATTTAGGATTGTATATATTTATT